TGCACCCTGAAACATATTACTCATGTTATTAACAGAACTAACATTCCAACTATTCAAGGGTTGATTAAATGTTCTTGCTAATTGAAACATGTTAGGCATATCGATTACATTACTAACATTCCAACCACTTATGTTTTGATTAAATGCTGTGTTTGTAAACATGTTACTCATATCAGTAACAGAACTCACATTCCAATTACTAATATTTCCATTAAATGATGTTGCAAAATTAAACATGTGACTTGTACTAACAACATTACTTACGTTCCAATCATTTAAATCTTGGTTAAATAATGAAGCACCTTCAAACATGTAACTTAAATTAACAACACCACTGATGTCCCATTCGTTTACTCTATTAATAGTAGTTAGTGATGTACAATTTAGAAACATGTTATTTAAACTTGTTGTACCATTTAGATTCAAAACATCTATCACACCACTTAAATCTAAGTTTAAACAACCAGCAAAATAACCAGAAGAGTTTCCTAATTTTAAATCACCCCACTGAGTGACACTTCTTATATATGTTGGAGTGCCTTCTGACCAAAAAGAAAAACCAATTACAGCTCCTGTTATTGTTATAGTGTAATCTCCTGCTGTGGCATACGTATGTGTTCTGTTTGCGTATGAGTTGGGAGATGTTGTACCATCACCCCAATCTATAATTCCTCTATACTCTCCATCTATAAGATAAGGAAGTGTGATTGATTCATCAGGAGTTGTAGTTCTCCAAACACTAATGAAAGGAATTGGTACAAAATTGCAACATAAATATGTTTGTACTTCTTTCCACTTACCCACCTTAGGCATTTTCTTCCTGAGGATAGTGGATCCAGGTACGATTCTACCAGAACCATCAAATCTTGCGTATGCCTTAAGCTCACGTTTGTTACTAGCCATAGCTAATTTTGTATTTATCTTTTATTTTAAAGAGCTCTGACAAATAATAGTTATTGCAGAGTTGTTTGTTCATGTCGTTATTTAACGCTAACATTAAATGAGGATCATTCATAGGATCTTTACCTGCGTGGTAGAGTCCTTTATAAAACATAGGAACTTCCCCATGAAATGTAGATGTTACACCAGCATTATGAAGAATCCCCACTCTGTCTAATTTACTTATATTGTCTGTGCTCCATGCAAATTCTAGCTCAGGAACACATCTTGTTTCTTGTTCCCTAAACCAGAGGTTCCAGAGAACAGCCCACATGTCAGAGCACCAAGATTGATAGCCTTTATTCTCAGATTCAAAGAATTCTTTGTTTATTGCATTCAGATAGAGTCTGATATTTATGCAATCTCCAATCACCTTCTCCCAGAAACTTGCTCCTATATTCTTCAGGAGATATTGTGCACCGCCTGAATTTTCATTATTGCGCTCACAAATCTCACGTGTAATACCTATAGAGCTTGTTATTTCAGATAAGACATCGAGTTTTTTATACTCTTCAAGCTTATCTGGTTTGACATCATTCACCTTGCTATCGAAATACTTAGCATTTATATAGCTGTTGGTGTTTGATAAATAACAAATGTCATCTTCCAGAAACCTATCAATATTGAATTTGTCTGTAAAGATGACATCAGAATCACAATAGAATATGGCTTTATTAACCATATCTGGGTTAGCCTTGAAATACTTCATCAGAATATATGGTCTGATGATGGGAATATACACTCTGATTAGGTTATTAATATTGTCTTCATCCTTTAGAAAAAAGAATTCAGATTCAGGATAGAGAGCTTCTATGTTCTTCCATTTGATATTAAAATGCCTACCCATTGGTGTAAACACTAATACAATAGCCTTATCTGAGTGTCCTATCTTCTTTAGACTTTCCAGCCACATGTGCACTTGCCATAGATAGTAGTTATCATCTGGCTGTGCACATATGAATTTTAGATCCTTCATATGTAGTTTTGTTGGTTTTGTAAAATTAATGTGTAACTGTTGTTGAGCTACTTGTAGTGGTTGTGGAGGTAGAGGTGGTTGTATTACAACATAAATAAGCATTAACCTCTTTCCATCCTCCTGATTTAGGTAAAAACCTATTCATACGAGGACCGCCAGGAATAATCCTGCCATTCTTATCATAGCGTACATACGCTTTATTAATTCTCTTATCCATTATGGTGCAGTTGTAGTGGTGGTAGTGGTAGTTGTTATAGCTGCAGTGACTTTAATCAACTGATCTAATTGCTTAGAGATTTGATAAAGAAGATTAGCTTCTTGACTCCATCCTATCTGTTTACTTGGTATTGACATTATAATTTATTTTAATATATTTCTCTCCATTGAAATGCTGCTCCTACATTTGATGTATTATTTCCCAAATTGGTAACAACAAATACGTAGATTTCTGAATCTGTAGAATCGTAATTCTGAACAATATAGTTTTTCTTAGCTGCTGAAGGATTATTCACTTGTGTAATTGCTCCTTTAGATGATTGTGCTGCAGCTACATATCCAGAATCTAGCACCTCTCCATCTGTGTAAGCTGTTCCACCAACATTGTATTGTACACCAGATCCTGTATTAACATCTACCCAGGAAGTTCCTGTTGTAAATGCTGCAGCATTTGGAAGTTTAATCAGTTGATATCTAAGAGGTTGATCTGTAGAAAGAGTTGTAAACTGACTAAGTCTAACAATCATCCTATTTGCATATGTATTAAATGTAGACTTAAGTCTAATTGCAAATACTGGAAGTGTAACTCCTGAACCCACAGATCTGAGAGTGGCATTTGAAGCAGCCCAATCTTGTCCTGCTTCTACATATCCACCTTCTGAAATAACTGTAGAACAGATTTGATCCATGTAAGCAGCAGCATGTACACCACTTGTACTAACCTCACATCTAACTGGAAGGTTAGGATTACTCATGTACACTACAGGGAGAACATTACTATGCTCAAATTCATGAGCTATAATTGGAAGTCCATTGTAAACAAACCCCACTCTCACTCTACCTACACCAAGCCATTGTAAATCAATGAACAAGATTTGTGTTTTTGTAACATCAAGATTGAATCCTGAAGCACCTGTTCCATTACATTTATCAACATTCCAGCTAGATTGTGCTACCTTTTCAACATCACTTGGAGAGCCACTAGTGTATGTTCTAACACAGAGAGACAATGTTCCATCTCCTGCCTGTTCAAAATACACACCATTGTTTGTATCGAAATATCCTGTTCTTTTGGTTACACCAGCTGTAGCAGCATATAGATTGAATGTAGAAAATATCAACTGACTTTTACCAGACATATACTGATGGTAAAACTTAGTTTGATGTATCACTGAGCTATTAGCTGCAGTGGTAATAGATAGTCTTGCACATGCTTGGTTAGCTTGAAACGTTACACTACCACCATTAGCTGTTACATCTATAAAGTTTGGATCTAATCCATAGAGATGTTTATAGTCACCAAGTGTGTATTCATCTGAAACCCTAAGTCTACCAAAAGCATCTAGTCCCCAGCCATCTGCATAACTAACAGAGGTGTTAGCAGATCCATTAGCAATAGATCCTGTTACACCCGATAGCCTGTTAAGCTCTCTAAGTATTTCGTACAAGAGAGTTGACTCTTGACTATATCCTACCTGTTTAGATATAATAGCCATAATTTACAAATTTATATAATGCTGATTGATTATCAATGAGCTAGCTAAAATTTAAGTTAACCCGTTAAATTAACTTCTAACTATTTTAATTAGCGTCCTTGACCTCTATAGTTCTTTTCAGAACGATCGTGTTTGTTGAAAGCTCTTTTAGCTTTTCCTTTTTTCTTAGCACCAAAAGAAACCTTTTTAGCGTCTGAAGAACCTTTAGCTTTTGCCATTACAAGAAGATTGACAATATTGTTATTAAAATGAATATACTATAATACGGCAGATAGCCAAACTTAGCTTGGAATCTGTAGGATATTCTGTCTATAATTGATGTTGCATGAGATGATATATAGTCAAATCTCAATCCTCTAAATAAGTTTAGAGCTGTGTCAAACACCACTCTTCTCAGGGATAACAAGCCTATAACTTGAAACACATCCTTATATCCTATATATACAGGAAGAATAAGTAGGGTGTATATAAGAGCATTTAGTCCATGTCTTATCTTAAATCCTTTCTTAATCTTTACAGAATCATAATAGGCTAGCCCTATATTCAGTCCTGTATATACTAGGATTAATATGATGTTGGTGAGGATCATCAAGCTTCCATTACAGCTTCAAGAGCTACACCAAGACCAAGAATAACCATCATAAAGAAGATTCCCCAGAAAAGAGAGAATGTGATTTCTCCTGTTACAGGATCTTTATACATGATTTTCTCTTTAAAATCTATATATCCTGCCATACATGCTGTTCCAAGAAGAGCAAATGCTGGGGATAATAGGAATGGAAGCCATCCACCACCATTCAAAATGAATGTATTGCCTGCATCTGTTTTCCAAATAGCAATAGGGAGGAGTGTTCCTGCAATGAATCCAAGTACACCAAAGATTCCTGCTTCTCTTAAGTTTTGAATAACCTTTTTCATATTGATTTATTTTAGTTTTAGTTTAAATATTAAGCATTTGGAGCCACCACAGTTAATACGTTAGATGCATTATAATAACTAAGTCTAGTTACTCCAGCACTATTTTTAAATAGTGTTTTAGAATAACTGCCATATATAATACTAGCAGCTGCAATGTTTGCATTTAATGTTGCATCTATTGAATTTATATTTCCTATTGTTTTAGAAGTTAATTTTCCTGATCCAGAAAAAACCCAATAGCTGTTTTGAAGAACATTGTTTTTTATATCACTTGTTGAAAGATTAGCGTATGTTATAGTTCCATCAATTGTATTGAATTGAATATTACTAGCATTTGCTAGAACATTAGACTCAATATGCATGTACGTACTTGTTTTATTGCCACTTATACCACTGCTATCAGACAATATGTTAGCAATTATTCCACCCAAATTAATTATATTATACCCTATATAACTTAAGTTTGATAATATATTATCAAAAATTGTTCCACCAATCATATCGTTGGAGGTAATTTCGCTTGTTGTATCAATTGTAGTACTACTAATTGAAGAAAGTTGTGTCAATTTATTAAATGAACAATTGTTACCTCTAAAATTGATACATTCAAGATAGGAATCTTTCACATAATTTGAATACACTCCTGTTCGATTGCCGTCAATGAGATTATAATCTTCAGGTCCATTTCCCCATTGAAAGTCTTTGATTGGGTTTCCACCATAAGGAACAACGTTTTCAGGAAGGTAATTAAACACTAAATAATTTCCACTTACGTCATTATTCCATTTATCTACTCTACGAATAATCATATCATGTTCCTGATCATAATGTATTACATCAGAAACAATATTGTAGTGAGTGGAGTCAAAAGGGATAACTGTCCAATTTGTAGAATCAAGTTCGTATCTATTACTATATGATCCAACTGCTCCTGTCTTATTGATCCAATGTTTTCCTCCCCAAATAGCAGTTGATCCGATTGGATAAGAAGGACTAACACCATCTGCCACATCAGCAGTGGCTCCTGCACCATTACTAATAGAAGTGGCTAATGACCAATCACCAGTTTCCCATTGAAGAAATCCTCCAGAAATGTAAGTTGCATTAGCTCCATTATTAGCCGTTATATTATCACCATTAGTAAATGTTCCAACAACGTTTGACATTGTTATTGTAAAAGACCTACTCCAAATACCATATCCATTATTTGGTGTAGCTTGAGTGTTTATATATTTGGGATTGTAAAAGATTCCGTGCCCTGCTAATTCTAGTTTATTGCTAGTGGCAGCCTGTATAATGATTGTAGTTCCTCCATATAAAGGAACATCAACTCCTTCGATTAAATAATAAGCCCCTGGTGTAAGACCATTGCTAGATACAAGTGTATCAAGTTCTGTCTTGGTGATGCTTGTAACACTACCACCTCCTGTAATAGCATCAAGATTCAAATAACCCTTAGGAGCTTTAGAAAGCTTATCCCAATAACCAGTTTTTATAAATGTAGGCATTTTACGAAATTAGTTTATTTTGTGAAATATAAGTCTGCTTCAGCTTTTCTTCTTCTAGCAAGACCTTTTATATGTTGACCACTAGCCATATCCCATTTCATGAATTCATCCCTAATAGCTGGATCATTGGGATTAGCATTCACCTTTTTCCTGAGTGTAGATCCTTTGAGAGCTCCAAGTCCTACATTGTAAGCAAAAGATACAATAGCTCCAAACTGGTTAGCTGTGAGTGTATCAATAATCAAATCATCCACTCCTTTAGTCTTTTGTTCAATTTCCCACTTCAGAAATGACAATGCTTGTTCAAGAGTGATTTTTGGATCTCCAACCTTCACTCTCTTACCACCCATATAGAATGGAGGATATTGAATACTTCCATATCCAATTGTGTCTACATGAGGAGGATCAATAGGACTATGGTAGGCATTGCTACTAAATCCTTCAAAAGATCTAATCAATTCAACACATTTGTCATTGATAATGATAGCCATGGTTTAGAATTTTATCTTCCAATAGGAAGAGATTCCATAATAAAGTTTTGTATTATATACACCAGCACTTACACCAAACACTCTGTCTTTCCTATCTTTATATAGTCCACCTGCATATATTCCAGCTAAAGGTTTCTGTGGATTACCTACTAGTCCAAGCCCTACATAAACTTGCCTTTTAGGATCTGCAGGCTTAATAACAGTTATAGTCTT